CTTCTTATTGTTACTCCACTCGTTGCTACTACCGTTGTTTGTCCTGCTCCATATTGTGCCAAAAGTATTTGTGTACCCGTTGCAAATGCAACACTTGAATTTAAAGGTATAGTCAAGTTATTAGCAGAACCCACATTCATCTCAACAAGTTTATCTGCATCTCCAATGACCAAAGTATAACTTGCAGTTTGTCGGTTGGTAGTTATTAGCTTTGCACTTTTAGTATCTATTTGTGTTTGTGCGTTGCTTGTTAGCGTATTTATGTATTGAAATTCTGTACTTGTTACTGAACCATCAGCTATTGCCGTTGCATCAATACCACTTGATGGTGCTTTGTTGTTGAATGTAGTCCAATCTGCTGAAGTTAAAGCACCTCTATTTGAAGCACTTGCATTAGGTAAATTAAAAGTATGAGTAGCAGTTGCTGAAGATATATTAAAATCGCTTCCTGTAGTACCCGTTGCTAATGATTGTATTTGTGCAGTTAATCCATTTAAGGCTGTTAACCCACTTGTAAAAGTTGTTATTACTTGACATAAATGGCTATTCTCAGTATGTAATGTAATTGTGCGACCACTATTTGTAACATAAAATCTAAGAGCTAACCTATCAGTTAAAGTTAATACAGTTTGTGGAACTGCTAAAGCTGTAGTATATAAATCAATAGCTGTACCTCCTGTAATGCTTTCAGGTGTTGTTGAATTACTTGCAATTAAAGTTAAACTAGTCCCATCGTATTTATATAATTCTACATAAAAACTTGGTGTCCCACCAGCTGAACTTGCACTAAAATAAGTTTCAAAATTCCAATTACCACCTGGTATTAATAATTGATTAGGATCATTTGCATCGGTAATAAAACTTTCAATATAACCATTAGATGAAATTGTAAAATCAGTACCAGCTCCGATAACAGGTGTTTTATTTAATTCTTTAAAAGCTACTCCACCTAAAGTTCCTTGAGCTACCGAACCATTAAGATAATAAGATACTGAAGAACCGCCACCACTTGACATTGGAAAGTTAGCAAGTGAACCATCACCTCTAACATATTGACTAACCACTCCAGCTCCTGTTATTGCTATTGTGCCACTTGTTGTTATCGGACTACTAGCAACGCTAAAAGCACTTGGCATTGATACGCCTACACTTGTAACAGTTCCACCGCCACCCGTTGAAGCAATAGTTATTATTCCATCGGCAGTTGTTCCCGTAGTTGTTAAAGTTATTCCGCTACCTTCTACTAATTTTACACTTCCACCTGTTGCAGATAATGTTGTTGTATGTGAAGTAGCATCTGATGTATTGGCTAATGTCTGATTGCCGCTATTAGTTCCGCTTGTATTGCCTATTACGGTAGCTTGTGCATCGGTTACATATCTTTTATTGGTGCTGTCTGCTATATCTGCCGTAGTAGCATCTGCTCCAGCAGTAACAAGTCCTTTAGCATCATAGGTTATCTTTGTTTTTGTTGCACCTGTAATGGATGCATTCTCATCTACCTTGCCATCTAATGCAGTCTGCAAATCAGTTTGAGATGAAAGTGTACCTGTAATACCACCCCAAGCAACTGAACTACTGATTGCAATATTTCCCGAACCTAAAATAGATGTGGAATTAATAGTCTTTATATTTGTCCCACTTACAAGAGTTGCTTGTTTTGCATCTAATGCCGTTTGTTGAGCAGTAGAAACAGGCTTGTTAGCATCCGAAGTATTATCTACGTTACTAAGTCCAATATCGGTTTTAGTTAATACAACAACGCCAATATTAGAGTTAACGGATTGAACTGGGCTTTGTGCCTTAATCTGTGTAATATCTATTTTTTTAGTGATGTTATCACTTATATCCACAATAGGAAATACATCATCATTTGCGATGGTTACTATTGCACTTAATTCGGTTATTTTTTTATCTGCCATTATTTTTAATTTATTACTAATTTGCTACTATCCTGCTGCAATAAGAATCCTCCATCTTGTGTAAGTATATAGTCTACTAACCCTGTTGGAATATTTGACAAAGTTAATACATTACCTACCAACGTGTATGTTGCATTTATTATATTAAGGTTGGTGTCTTTTGCTATTACTTGTAAGTCATCTCCTGCTACCGTTCCAACAAATACTAAATTATTGTCATAAACAGTAAACAAAGGTTGTGGTGTTGGTGTTGGTGTTGTTCTTTCAGGAATCCAACATTCATTCCACTCATAAGGTGTATTTATTGTAAAAGATAAAGTATGTCCTGCATAATCGCTTAAATATTTATGCTCTACCGGTTGGATTGAACTCTTTTTAGGTAAGTCAAATTCAACATCACCATCATAATTATATATCGCAGACGAAATATCTTGAGCAACTTGTAATGTATCACTCATGATATCCTTTAAGTTGCTTAAATCAGGATTAAGAACGTCTAAAAACGCTAATTCAAAACTATAATTTAATTGTGTTCCATCTGTGTTTCCCTGACTTACGTCATACCACATTAAAATACCATCAACATCAGAGTTGTCAATTTCCGAATTAGCACCAAATATTACAGTATTAATATTACTGTGGCTATTTGCTAACCCTTCTATTATCTTGAAAATCTGATTTAATGTCATTTAGTTTTATATATGCTTCTAATTTGGCAAGATTTTCTTTATTCTTACTATTACCTCTACCTTTATTTATTTCTCTTTGTTTACGAACAACAGTCATCGTCATCATCTATTCTTTCAAAGTTTGAATATTTATGTCTAATGCCTCCTAAATAAATTGAACTTTTAAACAAATCCTTTTTAGGAAGGATGTCATCATCTTTTGTTCCCGAAGTTAAATATTCAGGAAATAAAGTTTCATTTGCACAAAGATACTTTCTTGTTCTGTCTGCAAAGTATTCAGCTTTGTTCATCATATTGCCGTAATCACTTAACAGATTTTCTCTATCTACATTGCTTGAATTTTCGCTGTACTTTTCTTGGAATCCAATGTTGGTAAACCTTCTTGATAGGATGCTTCCAATTTCAGCCATAATCCAATACCTCATTCCCTTATGTAAATAATCCTGAAGTAAAATCTTATAGTTACCAGTTACGTTTGGGCAATCAGTAATTAACTTGTTGTAAAGGTCTGTTCCTATTATTTCAACGACATACATATCCTGACAAGCTAAGATAGATTGTTGGATAAACTTATCATCCACGTTACCGTGAACGGGTGTATAAGTCTTAAAATCTGCTGCACTTAATAAATATACTACTGCCATTACTTTGCTCTTACTACTACTTGATTCCAAATGTGCCTACAAAAAGGAACTGCCACCTCTTTATTCGGGTCACGATACCAACCACCACGATATAACCAAGCACTTGAATTATTGATAATATCAAAGTTATCCATATCGTTTGTTCTAATATCAGGGTTGTTTAATATCTCTTCTTTTGTATATAACTTGCCACTTTTAGCTAAACCCATCATTCTTTGGCAAAAATCCCTACTTTCTGACTGCAATGCAGGTGCATCGGGTCTTAATCCGTACCTATATTTGATGACTAAAGGGCTTAATTTAGGTGTTTTTGGCTCTACTTTAGGTATGTTACCACCTGTTGTGGCTGTTGTTTTCTCATCTCCTTCAGCTAATTTGATAAATTCAGCCTCATTATACTTAAAAATAGGGCTTAAATCATCGTTAAAATGCACTGGGTGGCACTCTATTTCCTCATAATTGTCAGCACTTTCACCTACTGTATCAAAATAAAAGGGCTTTGTTTCGCTTAATTTAACGGGTTGTATTGCTTCAGGTATAGTTAATCCATACATTTCAGTAACATAATCCAATAGAACCTGTTTAGGTACTATTTGAGCAATAGTAGATTCCGTTAATGGTAGAATATTAGCTAAAGGTTTCAGTTCTTTAACCTCTACTATTGGACTTAATCCAAATATTTCAAATATCTTATTTACTGAACCTAAAACAGTATCTTGTCTTGGCTTTACGTACGTTTCTTTAAATAGTTCGTATGATTCTAATATCTCTGTTCTACCTCCTAATTGTCCTTCGGTTTTAATACCAAATAACATTCCACTTACTGCTCTATGTCCTATAATTATGTTTTCAGGAACTGCCTTAGCTCTTAGTTCAAATTGCTTATCTAAGGTGTTTGGTTGAAGTGGTAATACTTCGGCTGCTTGGTCTTTACCATCTGCAAAATTATATAGAATCTTTGAACCGTTCCCGTTGGCAAACTTTGCATTAAATCTTTTTTCTATTTGGTCTTTCTCTGCATCGGTTGCATTACCGTTTAAGAAATTAACCATCGTGCCACCTACAAATCCGTTCTTTACATTGTTAAGATGAAATTGGGCTATCTCTATTTCTTCTTCAATAGCTTCTAAGGCATTAATGTAAGGTGGTAATGAATAATGCTTCATACCGGGTCTTGGTTCGTAATGCACCAAAATACATCTATCGTGAATTACCTTTGGGTCATACTTTGGTAGTTCTAATATTTTAGGATTAAAATTAGTTTGTCGGTTTATAGGTGTTGAGAATCTTGTTTCCCAGTCTAAAGAATAAAGATAAATAGAACTGTCGTTTCTATCTTCTGCAATACGGTCTATGTCTATGTTATAAACCTCAATAGGTTTGCCAAATTGGTTTCTTAATATTTCAAAGGCATAAGAGTTATGTATCTCAAAGTTAGTCCAAGTCTTTTTAATTAAGGCATCCCAACTTTCAAATGGATTAGGTCGCTTTAAAAATTGCATTGCCTTTGCAACTTCAATCATATTTGCCTTTTCAGGGTTAATAAACAAACCCCTTCCTACTCCATAACTTATCTTGCCGTCTACTACTGCACCGTGTGTATTGCCTTGATTGTAAAGGTCAATAAGATAAATAGGAAATAGGTTATCTATGCCTCTGCTTATCCATCGTTTGCCGTTGGTGTATCCTTCAGCAAATGATGGTCTATTATAAACGGACAAATCAACCGAATAAATATTTGGTTCTGTTTTAATCGGTTGTTTCATAAACTATTGGTGCTACGTTCAATGTGCTTTCAAATTCGGTTTCTGTCAATGCTATTACTGGCACTCTTGCTATTCCTGTTTCCAATAAATACTCATCACTTGGAATAGTCTGTGTTACTACTGATTTTTCATATACCTGATAAATGTAATCTCCCGAAATTAAAGTCACGTTTGCAGGTTCTGTTAAATTGAAACGGTTGTATCTTTCAGGGTAAACACTTGTGTCAGTTAAAAAACAAGTACTAACTTTATTGGTTGTCTTATTCGTAAACACAAATAAATAATATGGATTTGTTAAAGTAACATTTTCTGTTAAAGTCAAATCTAATATACTTGTGGCTGCTCTATTAATTATAACCATTTCCTTAATAAGTAAAATATTTAAAATTGTTTATAAAACAAAAAAGGCTGTAATTACTTACAGCCTCCTTTGATAGTTTACTAATGATTATCCTGATATGTTTCCACTAAATGCAGGGAAGTATATTGTAGGCATATTACTTGGTTCAGCCGCTTCAAAGTTAAGCGTGTAACCGTTCATATCTCCATACGCTTTTCCTGCTGTTGCTTCACTTGGTGCTAAATTGACACCGTTGTCAACTCCTTGAAGCCAGTAGAATCCATTTTGGTCTTTGGCAATTAATAATAGGTCAGCCTGTGCAAGTAACAATATCTCTCTTTGCTTTCCTACTTCCATTTTACTTAAAAGTAATTGGGCTGTTTGGGCAAAAAATACTGTTCCATTTTCTTCACTTGTAGTGATTGATTCACCAAAAGTTGAAGTCTGCTTACGTGGTATATATTTATACCACGCAACTGTTCCTGTATAGCTTGTTACTTGACCACTTGCATTCTTTGTTACGGCAAAGTCAGTAGGTCGGTTTGCTAAGAAAAACTCCTTAACACCTCCTGTTGAATCTTTACAACCTTTTACGAATCCTTGGGTTAAAGCACACGGCATAATTATACTAATATAAATTCTACGATTTCAGAAGGATAAGCAACCTGTACACCCATTTTAAATTTGGCAGTATATCTCATTTTGTCGCTTTCCAATATTTTCCACTCAACCTTATCAGAATCATCCAAAAGGTCAAAACCTTTGAAGAAGTTACGCTTTTGTCCAAGATAAAGTTTACTTGTTCCTGTTAATCCCGGTACTCCTACCAAAGTAACATTCTTACCAATTACACCCATTTCGTAATTAACCCATTTAGTTTGGTCAACGTGATAAAGGTTTGCAGTTTCTAAGGCTTGAACGTAAAGGTCAAACACATCAGTTCCTACAAATAATACTTGGTCGTTAGCGTGTTTTAGTTTCTCTGTACGTGCTGCACACATTGCGTTAACAATTGCAATAACGTTTGAAGTTGTAATACCTGTTGCTACTGTTACGTTACCTGTGTTACCGTTGATTGCTGTTGCTGCTGTGA